CGCTGCCGGCGCGCGAGTCGAGCCTCGACGGCCTGACGCCGTCGCTCTGGATCGGCGACGAGGCCGCCGAGTACAAGGGGCGTTTCCTGACGAAGCTGACCTCGGCGATGGCGAAGCGGCGCGAGGCGCTCGGCGTGATCATCTCGACGCCCGCGGACAACCCAGACAACATCTACGGCGAGAAGCTCGCGCACGCGCAGGAGGTTCTCAAGGGGTCCGCGGTCGACGACGCGACGGTCGCGATGCTCTACGGGATCGACGACGACGACCAGATCGACGACGAGGCCTGCTGGGCGAAGGCGAACCCGAACACCGAGCACGGGCAGCCGGCGCACGAGAACCTCGTCGAGCAGTTCCGCACGAACCGCACGACGCCGATGGGGCGCGTCGAGTTCACCCGCTACCACTGCTGCCGGATGACGGAGAACGCGGGCGGGTGGCTCGACATGGAGCTCTACCCGAAGCCCGCCGGCGTGACGTACGACGATCTCAGGGGGCGCGCCGCATGGATCGGCGTCGACCTCTCGAAGAGCTTCGACCTGTCGGCGGTGGTCGCGGCGATCCCGCTCGAGGACGGGCGCGTCTTCCTGAAGGGGTGGTACTGGTGGCCAGACGCCAACGCGAAGCAGCGCGAGCTCGACTACCGCCTGCCCGTCCGCAACTGGGCGCTCCAGGGAAAGCTCACGCTCGTGCCTGGGCGCCAGGTCGACTATCAGGTGATCATGGCGCAGCTCAAGCAAGTCGCCGAATACCTCGACGTCCAGGAGATCGCCTACGACCAGTGGGGCTCGAAGATGTTCGCCGAGCTCGCCGTCGCCGACGGGCTGCCGCTCAGGCTCTACTCGCAGGGCATCTCGACGATGGGCCCGGGCTGCTCGCTGTTCATGCAGTACTGGCTCGCCGGCAGGATCGTCGTCGCCGACGACCCCGTGTTCCGCAACGCCTGCCGCACGGCGGTCGCCATCCGCGACTCGAACGGCAACGTGAAGGTGGACAAGCGGAAGGCCGACCAGGTGATCGACCCGCTCGTCGCCGCGATCATGGCGCTGCATTGCTGGGGCGGCGAGACGCGCAGCGGATACGAGGAACTGTGATCTAGAGCCAGTGACGGATTGACGGACGCGGGACTATTCCCGCGTGCTTCGACGCCTGCTCAACCAGTGGCTCGTCGGCCCGTGGAGCTCGACCATCCTCAGCGATGCGCCGCGCTCGGTGCCCTATGTCACCGCCGCGACGGCGCTCCGTTACACGCCCGTCTATCGCGCGGTGACCTTGATCGCCGGCGACATCGCGCGCATGGAGCTCGAGGTCTCGTCGCCTGGAGCGGCATCGCTGCTCGCATCGCCGAGCACGATCATGAACGCCTTCGACCTGAAGCGCGCCATGACGATGCAGGTTCTCCTCTACGGGAACGCATTCGCCGCGATCAACCGCACGCGCGGCGGCGAGCTGCTCGAGCTGATCATGCTCGACGCCGAGACGGTGCAGCTCGACGTCTCGGGCGCACGCCCGTTCTACAAGACGAAGGCGTACGGCGACCTCGAGCTCGAGCAGATGTTCCACCTCCGCGCGCCGAGCACGAGCGGCATCTGGGGGCAGTCGCCGATCGACCTCTGCCGGACGTCGCTGCAGATCATGGCGGCGCAGGAGCAGATGGCGCTCAAGGCGTACGAGAACGCCGGCAACCCGAAAATCGCCATCGTCCACCCGAGCAAGCTCTCGGGCGAAGCGATGCAGCGCATCGAGCGCGACTACGTCGAGCGTCACTCGGGCAGCCTCAACGCGGGGCGCCCGCTCGTCCTCATGGAAGGCGCGAAGGTCGAGCGGATCAGCTCGACGCTCGACGACACGGGTCTCGAGAAGGCGCGCGGATACTCGATCGAGGACGTATCGCGCATCTATGGCGTACCAAGTCTCTATCTCGGAATGGCGGGCGGCGGCAACGCGTACGGCTCGCTCGAGTGGACGGGCCGGCAGTACGTGGACGGATGCCTGCGAACTTGGATTTCGGCGTGGACGAGCGAGATAAAGGCGAAGCTGACGGGCCCGACGGAAACGGTCCTCTTCGACGTCGACGACCTTCAGCGCCCAGGCATGGCCGAGACGATGGCCGCGCTGCGCACCGCAGTCGAGGCGGGCTTCATGACGCGCAACGAGGCGCGCGAGGAGCTCGACCTCCCGCCGCTCCCCGGGCTCGATGAGCCGACGCTCGCGCTCAACGTCGGCACGGGCGGCGGGCAGACGAACCTCGGCGACGACACGAGCGCGCAGGAAGGGACACCGAATGATTTCTAGGCGCGACGTGACCGCGACCGAGCAGACGATCGACGGGCGCACGCTCGCCGGCTACGCGGCCGTGTACGGGCAGGATTCCCGCGAGATCGTCGAGCAGGGCAGGAAGTTCAAGGAGCGGATCGCGCCAGGAGCGTTCAACGAGACGCTGTCGAGCGGCGCGGACGTGAAGCTCTACTACAACCACGACGCCTCGATGCCGCTCGCGCGGACGAAGAGCGGGACGCTCCGCTTGCGCAGCGACCGCAACGGGCTCGCCTTCGAGGCGCAGCTGCCCGAGACGACGCTCGGAAACGACGTGCGCGCGCTGCTCGAGCGCGGCGACCTCACGGGCGAGATGAGCTTCGGGTTCTTCGTGAACGAGGACTCGTGGAACAAGGACCGCACGCAGCGGCTCGTCCGCAAGGCGACGGTCGGCGAGGTGTCCATCGTCCAGGACGCCGCATACCCCCAGACAAGTTCGAGCCTGCGGAGCGTTTCCGTGGCTCTCGCCGACGCGATCGACGCACGGCTCGCAACCTTCTATCGGAGAATCAGGAATGTCTGAGATCAAGGTCAACCACACTTTCGAGAACGACGCCCACGTCTACCGCCGCGGGCTGAACGCATTCGAGGCGCGCACCGGCCTCTCGCCCGAGCTCGTCGACACGCAGGGCAGCGGCGAGGAGAAGCAGATGTTCGCGCGCATGGATGCCGCGCTCACCGCCGCCGAGCTCAAGGCGCAGAACGCCGCGCTCGAGGCGCGCCTCGCCAAGCTCGAGTCGCAGCCGACCTTCCAGGCGCGCGCCCCGCGCATCGAGGGCGGCAGCGAGGCAGAGTCGCGCGAGTGGCTCACGAGCGTCCTGCGCGGCGACATGGCGAGCGCCCGCGCGCTCGGTACGGCGACCATCGCCTCAGGCTCTGGGCAGCTCGGCCTCACCGCAGGCAGCAACGTGCCGACCGACATGGAGCGCCGCATCCGCGAGAAGCTCTACCAGGCGTCGGTGATCCGGCAGCTCGCGACGATCAACACCATCGACTCGAAGCGCACGCTCCTCGTCGAGAACGCGCTGCCGACCGCCGCGCTCGTCGGCGAAGGCGCCGCGGTCACGCTCTCCGATCCCTCCTGGTCGACGGTCGCGGTCACGCCCTACAAGTACGGCGCGGGCACCCAGGTCTCGCAGGAATTCATCGAGGACGCGATCGGCAACGCCGGCATCGGCTCGGTGATGGACTACGTCTCGAACCGCCTCGCGCTCGCGATCGGCCGCAAGATGGACGAGGACTTCACGACCGGCGCCGGCAGCTCCGGCCCGCAGGGAATCGCGCGCACGGGCGGAATCACGACCGGCGTGAACCTCGGCACGCAGCCGCAGGTGATCACGGCCGTCACCGCCGACAACATCATCGACGCGGTGCACGCGGTGAAGCCGCAGTACCGCGCCTCGCCGCGGTTCCGGTGGCTGTTCCACGACGAGTTCCTCAAGGTCGCGCGCAAGCTGAAGACGACCTACGGGAGCGTCGGCACGCCGACCAACACCTACACGCCCGCGACCGAGTACGTCTGGACGCCCGGAACGCACGGCAACACTCTCAACGGCGGCGCTCCCGCGACCCTGTACGGCGTGCCGTACTCGATCTCGGAGTGGGTCAACAGCGGCGGCGGCAGCGCCGTCGAGAACACCGTGTACGCGATCGTCGGCGACTTCACCTACTTCGAGATCTTCGACCGCACTGGCATGACCGCGACCGTCGACCCCTACTCGGCGATGGGCTCGGCGGCCACGACGATGTACGTGTGGGCGCGCACCGACTCGCGCGTGACTCTCGCCGAGGCGTTCGCCGCGATCCGCGTCTGATTCCATCTTTCCTCCAGGCTCCTCGGCGGGGAAACCCGCCGAGGGGCTTTCATGAGCATCCCGCTCTCCACAATCAAATCCGCGCTGAAGATCGACTACGCGGACGACGACACGACGCTCCTCCTGTACAGGGAGGCGGCCGAGGAGCTCGTCGAGCGCGAGACAGGGCTCTACATGACCCCGCTCGTGCGGCAGCTGTTCCTCGCCCGCTTCGAGGACACGGCGATCCCGCTCCTGCCGTTCACGTCGGTCACGAAGGTCGAATACCAGAACTCGGCCAACGCAAACACGCTGATGCCCGCTGCCGACTACTGGCTCGACAGGTCGAACGGCCCCGCGCCCGTGCTCAAGTTCCTCGAGACGCCGGCCACCTACGAGGGCACGAACATCACCGTCTCGGTCGACTGCGGCTACAACGCAATACCCAACGCGCTCGTGCACTGCATCATCGCGCTCGTCGGCGGTTGGTACAACAATCCCGAGGCGTTCCAACCCGTCGGGCTGAACGCCGTCCCCATGTCGGTCGACTACATCCTCTCGAGCTACCGCGCGAGGAGCTTCATCCGATGATCTCGGCGGGGCTCCTGCGGTCGAAGGCGGTGCGGCTCGTGGCGAGCAACGCGCAGGATTCTCTCGGCCTGCGCACCGACGCCTTCACGCCTGGCGCTTTCTTCTACTGCGACGTTCGGAATCCGAGCGCCCAGGAGGCGAGCTACGCCGACGGCGTGGCGGTGCGCCGGCAGTTCCAGCTTCGCGCTCGGTGGACGGCGGTCGAGAACTCAGGGCTCACCGAGGTCGACCGCGTCCGAGTCGAGGGGCGCGACCTCAAGGTGCAGTCGATCATCAACCTCGACAACGCCGACCGAGTCGCGGTGATCGAGTGCGAGGAGGTGGCGTAAATGGCGACCTTCGAGCAGGCCGTCCGAACGATGCTGACCGCGGGCACGACGCTCTCGGCGAATCCCGTGCCCGTACCCGACTCCCGCGTCACGCACGGCTACAGGCTCCAGACGAGCGCGCTGCCGGCCGTGACCTACTCGGTCGACTCGAAGGCCGAGGCCGAGCTCGGAGCCGAGATCATGCAGGCGCAGGTCACGGTCAATTCGATCGCCGCGACGAGCGCGGATGCGCTCGCGCTTGCCGAGAAGGTACGCGCGGCGCTCAAGCCCGGCACGTACGACTCGCTTGTCTTCGGCACCGTCTTCATCACGAACGAGATGCTCGAGCCCGAGACCGTCGGGCTCGGCGACGAGCAGGAGCCCGCGACGGCCATGACCGTCGCCACGATCTACTGGAGATAAACAATGGCAGTCACACCGCGAACGTGCCGCGACTTCCTCCTCACGACCACCGCGCCAAACGCGGCTACCTTCGACGGCGTCATCGACGCCTCGGTGACGCTCAACATGGAGACTGTCGAGATCACCGAGATCAGCGACATCGACCGCAAGTACATCGCAGGCGTGAAGTCGGGCACGGCAAGCCTGACGCTCTACTACGACCGCGCGGACGCCGCGACCAAGCTGCTCGAGGGATGGTTTCTCAACGGCACGCTCATCACGTGCCTGTGGAAATGGGTCGAGGACAGCTCCAACGACCAGACGTACTCGGGCACGTTCTTCATCACGTCGATCGGGAACGCGGTCGCGATGCAGGACGTCGTCCGGCAGACCGTGCAGCTCCAGCTCAGCGGAGCGATTACGATGGCGCCGGCATGACCGACATACGCGCCATCCTCGCGCTCGAGCCGCTCGCCTTCACATGGAAGGGGCAGACGCTCAAGCTCAAGCGACCCTCGCTCTGCGACCTCGTCGACGCGCATAATGCGAACGAGAAGGGCGCCTCGCATTCGCGCGCCTGGGCGATCGCCCGGCACCTGCTCGACGACTCGGGCGCGCCGCTCTTTGCGTCCCCCGAGGATGCGATGCAGTGCCCGCTCGACCTCGCGCTGCACGCGAACGGGCTCATCGAGCGGCTGTACTCGGAGGGCTCGGACTAGGAAGGGACGCGCGCGCGCTCCTGGCGCGCGTCCTGAGAGGCCGCTCGGCGGCTCCGTGGGAGCGATCAGTGCTCGAGCTCGTGATCGAGCTCGACGTGCCCGACTATCGCGCGATCAGGAAGCGGCTCGATGCAATCAAATCCGCTCAACTTCAGGATCGACCCGGCGAGCGAGAGGTCGGTCCTCGAGGCGCTGAACCAGTTCGAGATATCCGTCTCTGACCGCATCGTCCGCAAGGCGCTGCGCGAGTTCGCCGAGTACGAGATGGCGCGCATCGCGCCGCTCAACACGCATCTGAACCCAAAGCACGAGGCGTACCGAATCAGGTACTGGCCGAACGGGATCGCATGGCTCGGCGTCGGATACCGCATCATCCCGGGCTTCGCGGGACAGGACGGGCTCGTCGGCCGCAAGCGGCGCGAGATGTACGACGCCGAGGGCGAGGGATGGCGCAGCCATTTCGCCGAGCTCGGGTTCCACACGTGGCGCAAGGGAATGCCGAAGCCCGACGGGCGCAAGGGCAAGGGGTGGAAGCGGAAGCTTCGGCACCGCGGGCGCGGCACCTACCATCGCGGCACGCAGGCGTCGAAGCTCGTGCACCAGGCGGTCGGGCCTCGCGTGCGCGAATTCCTCGCCCGTGAGATCGCATTCCAGATGCAGAAGCGGACGCACGGCAAGCGCGCGCGCCGGCAGCCGATCAAGCTCGAGGGACACCTATGAAGCTACCGACGCTCAATGTCGACGTGACCGTGAACACGAAGACGATGCAGAAGGGCATCCGCGAGGCGCAGAAGCAGCTCCAGACCGTCGGCAAGCAGGGGCTTGCCCTGGGCGGCGGTGGCTTCGGCAAGCTCGGCGCGGCCGCGGGCATGGCGGGCGCGATGGGCATGGGCGGCCTCGCAGCCGGCGGCATCGGCATCGGCGGCGCGATCATGGCGGCGCTGCTTCCGTTCAAGGGCGCCGAGATCATCGTCACGAGCTTCGCCGAGGCGACCAAGCGCGGCGAGGAGGCGATGAAGGCGTTCGCCGAGGGCAAGCCGTCCGCAGGCGTCGACCTCGCCGCAGCCGCCCGCCTGGCTGCCGCGGCTCCCGCCGCCGAGATGGCCGCGGCCTCGACGAAGGGAATCGCGGACACGTTTTTCGCCGGCATGATGGACGAGCGCGGCGGCATGGGCGGCCTCGCGGGGCTGATCAAGGATTGGGCCGATCTCACGGTCGACGGCGTGAAGACGGCTGCGGCGGGCTTTGGCGCGCTCCTCGGTGGCGTGAGTGACGCCGAGGCGCAGCGGCGCATGGACATGGCGACGACGCGCAGCGCCGCGGGCGCCCAGGCATACATGACGCAGGCCGAGATCAACGCGATGGCGACGGCGCGCGAGGCTGAGAAGACGCGCAAGGCGCAGCGGGAGCAGAACACATGAGGCAGAGCACGCTCTACAGGTCGTGGGTCATGAGCTACGAGCTCCAGATCGGGGACATCTGGGACATCCACCGGCTCACCGAGAAGTGGCACGTCGAGCGAGTCGACGGCAACCCGCTCAAGCCGAACGACGTCGCGAACATCATCTTCGAGCTCGGCGCAGGCGCGCCCGTCATCCCCGACATCGGCGACCCGTACCTCTATCCGACGGGCGGCCTGGGCACGACGCTCATGGAATCCATGCTCGTCCGCAGCCACCAGTGGGGGCAGCCCGACGGGAAGGGAATCACCGTGACGGTGAACTACGAGACAAGGTACTTCGAGGCCAACGCCGCGAAGGGGATCACCGGCTACGACCCGAGCGCGGGCACCATCCTCTCGCGGCAACTGATCCTCCCGTGCGAGCTCCTGCCGATCTTCATGAGCAGGAACACGCGGCTCTACCGCGACCCCGTGACGACCGCCCCGCCCGCGGGGCTCGACATCACCGCCGCCGACATCGGCGGCACCGCGAAGGACGTCGACGTCGACGTGAAGCAGATCGGCCTAAAGCTGCGGCTGATCGTCGACTCGAACAGCCTGCCGATCGCCGGCTACCCCGTCCTCACGAACGGGCTCGTCGGCGTGATCTCGGCGTACCTCGGAAAGAAGAACTCCGTCTCGTTCTTCAACTTCCCCGCGGGCTCGCTCGTGTGCTCGGGCGCCACGATCAACCATCTCGAGAGCGAGTTCTACGAGGTCGCGATGGAGTACCTCTATGACGAGTATTTCCACCATTCGCAGTACGCGGTGAAGGCGTCCGACGGGCGCGTCGAGATGGACAACGCGAACCCGAAGACGGTCTACTGGACGCGCCCCGTGCGCGGCGCGGTCAACTTCGACGACATATTCCCCGCCGGCGACCTCGGCAAGAGCCAGCGCTACCAGGCGTGCGCAGGCAGGTGGTACTGATGTACTCGGGCGGCATCAACCGGAACACCGTCTGGGCGCGGAAGTCGAGCGACCTTGCGCGCGTGACCTCGCAGGCTCCGCGCCTCGAGCCCGTCACGTCGCAGCTCATGCAGGTCGTCTCGTCGACCGTGATCAGCGCGACGAACTTCCGGTGGAAGTACACGCTGCGCAGGGCGCAGGTCGGCGTGGCGGGCTCCTACGTGCCCGCGCTCACCGCGGACACCCAGACGGAGACAGGGCTGTCGGTGTCCGAGCTCTCGAATGCGACGGGCTTCGGTTGGGTCTCCTACGGAATCACGCGCACGACCATTCCCGCAGGCTTCGCGCCAGTGGCGATCCCGAACGGAACTTATGTTATGACGGTGCCGCACCGAATCTCGGACGGCACGCTCGTCTGGCTGATCATCAACACCCAGGCAATCGACGGAGTGTGCCCATGACCGCAACGCAAGAGGACGTCGTGATCGAGCAAGGCACGACCTTCACCTATCTCTGGCAGATACTCGACGTCGACCTCGTCACGCTCGGCGGCACGTGCGCGGCGAAGTTCCGTTTGTCGCACGCGAGCGGCACGACCGTCCTCGCGCTCGCGAGCCCGGGCACGCTGACCATCGCGAAGAGCGGCAACCATACGCACGTGACCGCGAACGTCACCGCAACGGCGACCGCGGCGCTCACTGCGCCGCAGCGCGGCGTGTACGACCTCGAGTACACCGTCGGCGCGGCGGTGACCCGCGCGGTGGAGGGCTCGTTCTACGTGACGCCGGAGGCCACGAAGTAATGGACTTCCCCGACCTCGCCGCCGCACTGACCATCATCGCCACGATCGTCGGCACGACCGTGCGCGTCATGGCGAAGCTCAACGCCATCGACCGCGAGCTCCTCGAGGCGCGCCGCGACCTCGCCGACTACGGCTCGCGCATCCGACGCATCGAGGAGAAGCTCGACCTATGAAGAACGGAAAGACGACGCTCGCCGGCATCGGCGCCATCCTCACCGCGGTCGGCGGCATCGTCGCCGCCTGGCCGAACCCCGACTGGACGACGGGCATCGCGGCCATCCTCGCGGGGCTAGGGCTCATCTTCGCGCGTGACGCGAGGGAGAGGGATGCTTGAGCGGTTCCTCGCAGCCCTTGCCCTCGGGATCGTCCAGTGGCTCTCGAAGCGCGGGACTCGGGAGGCTGATCCTGCTCGCGACGTCCTCGAGCGTGGCGGTGCTTCCCTGCGCGAGTGGCTGCACGAGAACCGTGCTCGTCCCCGAGAGTAGCCCCGTACGGATCGGCCCCAACGCGCGCGCCCGCGTGTACGCGCTCGTCGGCGGCGAGTGGGTCGTCTCGGACAACACCGTCGCGCTCGAGGAGGGGTGGTACCTCGTGCCGCCGAGCTACGTTGAGCGCTAGGGAATGCTGCTGCGAGGAGCCGCCGGCGGTCACGCCGTGCCAGGCATGGATACCGTGCCAGGGCAACGGCTGCGACGAAACCGATCCGTTCGTCATCCCCGGCTACACGAGCATCGGGCGCCCGACGGGCCCGACCAAGTTCGACGGGCCGTTCTGGGTGGCGTGGCACAACTCGATCACCGCGAAGAACCAGAGCTCGGCGAGCGTCAACCTGAAGCTGAACGCATGGCGCCGGCAGATGGTGCAGGAGAACTGCGCCGCGGCGTGCCCCGCGCTGCCGACCCTCTCGACCGCGCAGAACTGCTTCGGCAGCGGCACCGTCGCCGTCCGCAACTGCAAGCGCACCGAGTACATCGACAACCTCACCTACGTGCTCAACGGCACCGTGAAGCTGCGCGGCGGGAGCAAGGATCAGGTGCCGTGCATCTCGACGGGCCCGCAGGGGCAGAACTGGCCGTCGGTGCCGCCCGACCCTTACCCGTTCGTCCTCACCGACTGCCTGCGGACGGGCGCGACCCCGACGACGGCGACCTCGACGGGATCGAATCCCGCGTGGTGGCCTGGAGAGAACCGCCGCATCGTGCCGCGGTTCTTCGGCAGGATGAGCGTCACCGCGACGGCGCAGCCGAGCACCGACTTCCCGCAGGTCGCCGCCTGCGGCACCGTCTCGGTCGTCAACCGATGCACCTCGAGCACGACGGGCTCGGTCGAGGAGGCGTGCATTGATATGCCGCTCACGATCGTGCCCGGGCACCAGACGGTCGTCTCGTCCGAGGACGCCTCGCGCTGCGGCACGAGCGGCAGCCCGCTTGAGTGCGGGCAGCCGTCGAACCCGTACCCGTGCGGCGTGAACAACCCCGAGAACGGCGCAAGCGAGGCCGCCTGGGCGATCGACGTCAAGGAGCCCATCCTGTACGCGCGGCTGACCGCGCTCGGGCTCACGAGCGGCATGGGCGTCGGCACGCTGAACGGCGCATGGATCACGCTCACGACCGTCGGCAGGGTTCGGATCATGTTCGGCGCGAGCGCGCGGATCGCCGCCAATGGCGTCTTGAAGTTCGCCGACAACATCGTCATCTACGAGAACCAGAACGCCGCCTACGCGGTGCCCGGCTACTCGCTCTCGATCTCGGTCGAGCTCACGCTCACGCCGAAATGGTGCAGGCATACGCCCGCCTGCGGCTGCGTGACGAGCAGCGCCGAGAACGGCCCTGGCTCGCTCACGGTCTCGATGTACGCGCATTCGACCGGCTGCGGCGTCTGCGGGCCGACGAACTTCGCCGCGAGCTACGTGCTCGGGCTCGGGCAGTACCAGATACCCATATGCCATTTCCCCGCGGCGGGCGGCCTGACGCCGAATTGCCAGCAATACCCGATATCGGCGGCGTGCGCGCCCTATCACCCTCCAGGCGGCGCGCTGTTCGTGGACTTCGTCGGGCTTACGCCGGTCGAGCGGGCGCACGCAGGGTGGAAGCAGTACCGGAACAAGTACGACCATTTCTGGTGCCTGAACACGGTCGTCGGTGGCTTCGGAGCGTGCTGCGCCGGCGCGAAGGCGGTGCAGTCGTTCGGGATCACCGCGCTCTGCGCGTCGGCGTGCACCAAGATGAATCCCGCATGGGTCGCGACCGCAGGCCCGTGCCCAGGGACGAACCCTGCGTGCGCGTCGAACCTCATCGTGACGCAGCAGACGCCCGCGGGCTGCCATTCGGTCGTCTACCAGACGGGCATCCAGAAGATCGGGCCCGTTCCCGACGGCGGCGGCTGCAATCCATGCGGGCAGAACTGGTTCCAGTGCGGCCCGATGTTCTTCACGGGTCAATGCGGGAACGCGAACTACGGCGACTGCGAGTGCTGCAACACGCAGCTCTCGGTGAGCCTGCCCGAGATCATCATTGTCGACGCTCCCGCCGGCTGCTCGCCGATCGGCACGTGGGAACTCTACTCGGCGACTACGGCGACGATGTGCGATAGGAGCGCGTGGGTCGAGATCGGCTACGCTGTGGTCTCATGATCGACTGCCCGAATTGGATCGACTGCGGCGTGCCGCACGGTGGATGCTGCAAGGCGAACCGCTACGGCGGGCACCCGTCGCTCGGGACGTGCGGCGTCTGCCTGACGATCCAGAGGACCGAGCAGGAGGCGGCCGCGGAGAACGCGCCGAGCCTGCTCGAGAAGGCGGGAAGCTTCCTGCGGGCGACGGCGTCGGCGGTGCTATCAACTCTTCCCGACGACGAGGTCGAGCAGCGGCTTGCGGCGTGCAGGGCGTGCGAGGCGCTGAAGCCCCTCGCGCCGCCGCAGGTCGGTCATTGCCTCGCGTGCGGCTGCGGCGAGAGCTCCCTCGCGGAGCTCACCGTGAAGGCGAAGATGCCCGCGGCGACCTGCCCGAAGAAAAAATGGAAGGTCGCTTGACGGTCTAGCCGATGTGCATTACACATCCTGACCCGTGACCCGTAGCAGAGCAGTATCGGTCGATGAGAGCACGCACAACGAGCTTGCGCGTCTTTGCGCGACCTACGGCAAACCCCGCAGGAGGATCGTCGCGGAGGCGATCGCGGGGTACTCGGCCATGATGGAGCTCGCCGACGCAGGACGTCGGCGCAAGGAGGTACGCCCGTGGAATGGATCAAATACGGTTTCGTCCTGTTCTTCTGCGTGTTCATCTTCATCGGAGCCCTCTACCCGCTCTGGAAGGACATGGAGCAATGAAGTGGCGCGAGCAGATCATCCGGAACAGGGCTCGGCTCGACCAGCTGCGCGCCGCAAACGCCGAAGGGCTGCGGCAGATTCCGTCTGAGAGCCTGACGGGCATCCTCGAGGCGGTGCTCGCCGAGATCGAGCATCTCGACCATGCGCGCCAGGCCGGCAAGATGGTCACGCGGTCGGTCATGACCGCCGACCTGCTCGACCTCGTGCTCAGGCTCGCCGCGTGCGAGCTCTCGGAGCGGGTCAACGATCGGACGGAAAGCGAGCTCAACCCATGATCCTGGGCGCAGGTTCAGTGACCGATGCGGTCGAGTGCACAAACCTCATCGAGAGGAAGGGCAGGTTTGAGCTCTTTGTCTATCTCGATTCACAGCGCCCTTTGTTCATGCTTCGTTGCGAAGAAACCCACGAGGGTTTCGCGTTCGGCGAGCTTGACGAAAAGTCACTGAAGGCGTTTCTCGCGGCCAGGAAAGAGCTGTGGGGGAAATCCAATGCGTGAGGGCTTCCACGTCATGACCGGCAGGGAGGAGCCCAAGTGGTCGTTCGAGGAGGCGCGCGCGATGGGCGCGAAGGTACGCTCGATGGCCGACCTGCACCCAGGCATCGCCCGCGAGCTGCTCGAGGCGGCCGTCATGATCGAGCATCTGGCGCACTGCACGGACGTCTATAGGTTCAGATGGGTGAATGCGGAGAAGAGCGCCCATGCCATGCGAAATACACCGCGCGACGCGGAGAATGCGAGGAACGATGAAGACGACTGAGATGGCTGCGAAGCTGCGCGAGATCGCGGCGCTGATTGAAGGGCTCAAGTTTTCCGAGATGGCTCGAGCGATTGATTCTGGCGCCGTTCCGAGACCTGTTCCGAGCGCATCGCCGGCGCCAGGCGAGCAGGTGATCGACCTGACGTTCGTCAAGATCGGCGAGACCTCGAGCGGCAAGAGCTCGCTCCGCATCGGCTACAAGAACGCGGGCGGCGAGACGGTCTACCTCTCGTGCTTCGACGAGGCGATCGTCGACGCCAACCGCGATCTCCGCAAGGGCATGACCTGCGCCATCCGCACGAAGCCCTGGAAGGACACGCACGTCGTGACCTCCCTCAAGGTGGTCGATTCCGAGATTCCGTTCTAGGCTCCTCTCGGCGGGGTTCTTTCGGCATCCTCCCCCGCCGACTCCTCTGGCATCGCCCCGTCGCACCCGGCGGGGCGGTGCTCTTTTTACGGAGGACACCAACCATGATGGAACGTGCAGTCGAGCGCATGGCGGCGCTGATCAGGGACGGGCAGCGCCCCGCCTACGCCGCGAGGATCACCGCCCACGAGACGGGGCTTCCCGAGAACGAGATCGCCGCGGCGTGCGCCAAGCATGGCGCCGACGTTGCGCAACGCCTGCGCATCGAGGCGGGCAGGATGACCCAGGACGAGGCGCGCGCCTTCCTGCGCGAGCATCTGTCGCCGCGCGAGCACGTGCGGCGGGAGGCGCGACGGGTCGCCGCTACGGTGTTCTTCAACACCATGACCGTGAACCGCGCCGACCGGAACATCTCGCAGGCGTTCCGAGAGGCCGCGGGGCAGCTCGACGAGGAGGCGTGGCTGATCGCCTGCCACGAGCTCTACCGGCTCTGGGCTGCCCTGCCCGAGTCGATGGATCCCCGAGACGTGCGGCTCGCCCAGGTGCCGCGGCATTCATTCATGTGGCCGCTGCTCGAGGGCTGCCCGTTCTACAGGTGGGTGGCGCGTGGGTGAAATCTTCATCCTCTCGCCCGAGCTCCTCAAGGGCCCGCCCGAGCTTCGC